GGCATTATAAACTCCTCCTGATTCGATATCGGAAAAAACTGTGCGATAATGGCAATATCTCTTGAGTAGTTGTCTGATAGATGAAATTTTCTCGCCATAAAATACAAAAGGTTTTTGTTCTTCATGAATTTGAACTCCTGACATTAAGTCAATACGATTAATCTCGCCCTCAGGTGCATTTTCCATTACTGGCACAATTTCAGTTGCTGATTGAGCTTCAAGCTCAAACATACTGAAAGATACTGTGGTTTCCGAAGACTGAGCCACAGGTGCGAAAGGCGATACAGCCATTCCTTGACCAGTAGGGTTTATAAGTTCAAAATCATCACCAGCAGATATGGAGACCAATATTTTAACACCAGTAGCAGCATCAGGAACAACCAATTCATTGACAACTCGTAAATAAAATACTCCATTAGAATGTACTCTATCGCAAGATCTAGTTTGAGGAATGATCTGAGTGAAAAAGGTTCTTGTAGGATCATTATCACAGATGAGATAACCAGAATCTTGTTGCCACTTAAAAGATACAGTAAAATCCCTGCCATCTGCTAAATCGATAATAGTGTTATAAGTTGTATTAAATGGATCACCAACAACGGGGCCAAAAGGATCATAAATGATGGCCAGTCTGCCTCTGTGATACTGGGATGCTACAACTTGGAATCGATAGGTGAGAGTACCGCTCCAAGCATCAAAGGGTCGAGATGCAAAAGAAAGAGCAGTTGGTATAATGAGATGTCCCCCAGAAACGGTAAGAATACGTGAGGCCATGGGATCGACATCACACGCAAATAATGTTGTATCTACTGTATCGTTAAAGTCCCACGAGAATGATGTGAGATAAGTTTCTTTACGTGTAAGAAAATCGAGAGAAAGTTCATCAATAGGTGGTAAGTTCACAGTAGAGGGGTCAATACTAATTTCTTGTTTACCAGTTACGGTCAATTTCTGTGAAGTATCTCCTCCCTCAGTTAGCGCGAGATTATGAACAGGCATATTACGCACTGGCTTAGTATCTTCCAGAGTAATAGGTCGTGAGTAACCAAAAAATCTAGCAAAACCTGCCACTGATTGAGCTCCCATTTGAGTAGCTAATGCTAACGGACCAATCCCAGGCACTGATGTCAACTTACCAGCTATATTGGCCACTGTAGAAGCAGGACCTGAAATAACGCCATCAGTAGTATATTCATCAGCTTGGGCTTCGATAGAAAAGGCGCTAAAATCGG